CGTTTGTAGAGAAGGCTGCTTATCGTTATATGCAATTTGAACCTGAGCTGTACCCTGTCAAGGACTACAAGTTCAACGCTACAAGCTCTTTGGGTATCATTGCTCGTGAGTACGAAGTCACTCAACTTGTACAGTTGCTACAAACAATGCAGCAGGACAGCCCACTGTATCCCGTGTTGATTCAGTCAATCATTGACAACATGAATCTGTCTAACCGTGAAGAGCTTATTGCTACAATGAAACAAGCTTCTCAGCCTAACCCTGAAGCACAGCAGATGCAAATGCAGATGCAACAGGCTCAGATGGCCTTCCAGAACGCACAGACAGCCACTCTGGAGGCGCAAGCACAGGAGGCTATGGCTAGGGCTCAGAAGTACTCTATCGAGTCTCAGATGCTTCCTCAGGAGCTTGAGATTGATAAGCTAAAAGCAATCACAACTAACATACGTCAAGGCGAAGAGGATGATCGAGAGTTTGAACGTAGACTCAAGATTGCTGATCGCCTACTTAAAGAGAAAGAAATAGACTTGAGAAACCGCGGAGGTCAAGCAAATGGTAGTGTCACAAGCCCAACTCAACAAAGTGCTGGAGGAAATCAACAGCAGTTACAGCAAGCTCTTAGAGCGGTTGGCAACGTTGGAGGCCAAGGTCAATGAAAAAGAAGGACTCAAGACTGGAACGAGCAGGAGTAAGCGGGTACAACAAACCAAAGAGGACTCCGAGTCATCCAACTAAGTCTCACGTTGTTGTTGCCAAGGAAGGCGACAAAGTAAAAACCATACGCTTTGGTCAACAAGGTGTAACAGGTGACAAGAAACCCACAGCACGACAGAAGTCCTTCAAGGCTCGTCATGCTTCAAACATTGCTAAAGGCAAGATGAGTGCAGCTTACTGGGCTGATAAGGTGAAGTGGTAATGGTTAAGCAAGGATTGTACGCAAACATACACGCTAAACGTAAGCGTATTAAAGAAGGCTCTGGGGAGAAGATGCGTAAGGTTGGATCTAAAGGCGCACCTACTGCAAAGAACTTTAAACAAGCAGCAAAAACAGCAAAGAAGAGGAAATAGATATGCCTAAAGTTGGTGGAAAACATTATTCATATACTAAGGCTGGTATGGCAGCAGCTAAGAAGGAAGCTAAGCGTACTGGTAAAAAAATGACTAATAAAAAGCCTGTGAAAAAATAACAAAAAATTAACTTGACTTTTACTCAAAAGTATGATATAATATACCTATACTATAGCATATATAGTATGTAAAGTCAATAACTTTCAACACTGTCCCATAAGGAAAAACAGTAATGACACCAGAAACAGAAAAGTACTTTCGTGATTTAAATGACATGTTCCGTTCTGAAGGATGGAAGATTCTTTTATCAGACATTCAAGCTTCGGCTAACAATGTTAATTCAGTAGAAGGTACTAAAGACGAGCAAGACCTTTTCTTTCGCAAAGGACAACTTGCTGTAATGGCTAATATCCTTAATCTTGAGACGCAGGTTGCTAATGCTCAACAGCAAGCTGAAGAAGAAGATCAGCCTGATGCTGAAGATTAGAGATTTTAAGTGTCCTGATGGACATGTGAAAGAATACTTTGTTAGTGACGATATCGAACTTATTAGGTGCGAGTGCGGTAAAGACGCTAAGAAAGTTATCTCTCCTATCCGGTCTGTACTAGACCCACACAGTGGTGACTTTGCAGGAGCTACTATGAAGTGGGCTAGAGACCGAGAAAGAAAGATACAACAAGAACGAAAGGCAAACTCATAGCAGACCTTTTTAATAACCATCTCTCCACAATGCTAAAGCACGGAGTTTAATAATGGCAGCAGTAATAATTGACGAGCGTCCTGAAGAGGATAACGTAGATACAGCAGAGCTGGATACGCAGGAAGAACAGTTTGGACAAGAGCCTGAAGAGGTAACTCAACAAGCTGAAGATGTTCCCGAGAAATACCGAGGTAAGTCTGTACAGGACATTGTACGGATGCACCAAGAGGCTGAAAAGCTTCTAGGTAAACAAAGCAGCGAAGTTGGTGAGCTACGTAAGGTTGTAGATTCCTACATTCAGACACAACTCTCACAACAACAAGCACCACAACAGCCCGAACAAGATGATGATTATGACTTCTTCACTGATCCTGACAAGGCAGTAAGTAGAGCCATTGAGAATCATCCTAAGATTAAGGAAGCTGAACAGTACACTCAACAGTACAAGAAAGCTACGGCTTTAAGTCAGCTCCAGAGTAAGCATCCAGACATGCAACAGATCCTACAGGATAATCGGTTTGCAGAGTGGATTAAAGGCTCTAAGATTAGGACTCAATTGTTTGTACAAGCTGACCAGCAGTATGACTATGAAGCGGCTGATGAACTATTCACTTTGTGGAAAGATCGTCAAACCACTGTAAAGCAAACTGCACAGGCAGAGAAGGTAGGAAGGAAAGAAGCAGTTAAGGCTGCTAACACAGGCAACGCCCGTGGCAATCCTGACTCACAGTCACGTAAGATTTATCGTAGGGCAGACATTATTAAACTTATGAAAACTGACCCCGACCGATACCAAAGCCTATCTGATGAGATCATGAAGGCATATCAAGAGGGGAGGGTCAAATAGCTAACATTTAGGAGAATCTAATGGCTACTTCAATTTATCCCGCCACTGGTGGTTTTGTAGATAATACTTCAGCAGACAAGTTTATTCCAGAGATCTGGAGTGATGAGGTTATTGCTGCTTATGAGAAAAACCTAGTCCTTGCCAACCTTGTCAAGAAAATGTCAATGACTGGTAAGAAAGGCGACACCATCCACATTCCTAAGCCAACTCGTGGTACTGCGAACGCTAAGGTGGAAAACCAAGCTGTACAGGTACAGAACGCAGTTGAGACTGAAGTTCTTGTAACTATTAACAAGCACTTTGAATACTCGCGTTTGATCGAAGACATCACTGAAGCACAGGCTCTTGCGTCTCTGCGTCAGTTCTACACAGGTGACGCTGGTTACGCTCTTGCTAAGCAAGTTGACGATGACCTGTTCAGCCTTGGTAAGAAGTTTGGTGACGACAACGGTTCAGGTTCTGATTGGATTCACAGCAACTCTTACTACGTAGATGCCTCTGCTGGTCTTACTGCTTATGCAGCTGACACTGTAGTCCCTGCTGACGTATTCACTGATGCTGGTTTCCGTGCTCTTGTACAGAAGATGGATGATGCAGACGCTCCTATGGACGGACGTTTCTTTGTTATTCCTCCTTCGCTACGTAACGCCATCATGGGTGTTGATCGCTACATGTCTTCAGACTTCGTAGATGGTCGTGGTGTTGTTAATGGTAAGATCGGTAACCTCTACGGTATCGACATCTACGTTACCAGCAACTGCCCCACCATTGAAACTGCTGCTGAGAACGGAGCTACTAACGGTGGTGCTATCCGTGCAGCTATCTTGGGTCACAAAGATACTATGGTAATGGCTGAGCAAGTCGGTGTTCGTTCACAGACCCAGTACAAGCAGGAGTTCTTGGGTACTCTGTACACTGCTGACCGTCTCTACGGTACTCAGGTACTACGTCCTGAAACTGGCTTTGTATTGGCTGTCAACGGCTAATAACTCTACACGCGCCCTTCGGGGCGCTTTACTTTACTCTCGGGCTATACGCCTTTCTATTTTCATAGGAGAACACCATGTCAAAAATGGCTATTGATGCAAACTCTAAACCCATCCAAGTCCTACGTCCCAACTCTACAGACACCGTAAGCATCACAGCTTCGTCAGCACAGTCAACAGCCGTCAGTGCTGGTTGTCGTGTACTCCGTCTTGTAAGCGACACAGACTGCCACTACACTCTCACCTCAGGTACAGCTACGACTAGCGATGTATTTCTACCCTCGTTGGCTGTTGAGTATGTTCACGTTTATGAAGGCGATCAAGTAGCTGTTATTCGTAACGCTGCTGATGGTACGCTGTACGTGACGGAGATGATCTAAATGCAGTTTGTACGCACTAACTTTCTGCTCGTTAAGAATGCCGTAGGTAAAGCTATAGGCTACTTAACTGGAGCGTATCTATTGACAGAATCCAGCGACAACATCGTAACTGAAGCTGGTGATAAGATTATTACGGAGTAAGTCATGGCTGACGTAAAAATTACACAACTTACAGAGTTAGCGGCAGCT